AAAATCGTTTCACGTGAGTAACATGCATTTGTTCCACCCGACAAAGGGTATCAAAAAGTATGCGAGTCCCGAAGAAATTTTGGAAGATTTTGTAGAAATCAGAATCGATGCGTACAAGAAAAGAAAAGCACACCTTCTCCAAGTTCTCACAGAAAAATCAACTAAACTAAAAAACATGTCTCGATTTGTAGACGCAGTCATTAACGAGCGCATTATCGTATTCAAAAGAAAAAAGAGTGAACTCGAGAATGAGATTTCAAAGTCGTATGATACAGTTGATGGTTCATATGATTATTTACTCAACATTAAGACGTACCAGTACACGAAAGAAGCTGTACAAACACTCAATGAAGAGACCGAAGCCATTGAACGTGAACTTGAAAAATTGGCTGCCACGAGTCACATATCCATGTGGAAAATGGATTTAAAAATATATAAGCAATAAGTAGTATGTGCGATAGATCTGGTCCAGATACCGGTGCCGCACTTTGTCTGGCAGCCATAGGTGGTCAGGACACGTATCTTTTGGGTGGAGAATCACTCTTTAACTACGAACCAAAACGACACTCGAATTTTAGAAAATTTCATAGAAGTTTTAATGTGAATAAACCTTCAAGTGCCCCAGATGGATGGCCTTTCGGTCAAAGTATAAAAGTTACATTTAGACCACAAGATATGGGAGATCTTCTTTCGAATATGTACATTAAATTAAATTTACCCGGACTTTCAAATACACAATATAATTACGCGGATCGTGTGGGGAGACATTTATTCAAATCTATCACCATGCGCGTAGACGAGAATATAATTGAAATATACAAGGATGATATAGGATTCATATACGATGAAATGTATTTAGATCAATCAGAAAGCGTGAGCAGAATATACACAGATGGACGTTTTTTGTATAGAGAATCTGTGCTCGACCAAAATCTTAATTTTTTTAGAGGTCTCGATACATCCGTGTATGTACCTATCCCATTTTTCTTTTCGAGAGCTTATGAATCGTCCGATTATGAAACAAACATACACAATAGACCGTATTTTCCATTATGTGCCATTAATAAACAAAAACTCGAATTTGAAATTGAATTCAGACCACAGGCGTTCTTCACAGATGATCCAGTTACCTTGTCAGTACAGGATTTTGATATCATTACCGAAGAAATTACACTCACACCCGAAGAACGTCTCTTTTACACGTCTAAAAAATACGAAATGATAACCGATGTTTTTAAAACTCACCCTAAATTTGACATAGAACCCGGTGAGAATAGAGTCAAATTTGAACTCACGCCAGAAAATCGTGTAAAAACACTCCACTTCTTCTTCAGAAATAAATTGTTTGAGAATGAGAATGTCGCGAGTAACGCAACTGCCACAAATGAAATATACGATTATTACCACAATAGATTCAATCTTGGACCAAAACCATCATACAGACGCGCAATTGATTCATTGTCCGATGACGTCGCAATCGCAGCGAAACTATTCATAGATGGTCAAGAACTTCCATTCATAAATTATGTAGATTCACACTATTACAGGTATCTCACTGTTTTGAATCATAAATTTCATTCAACACCCAGAAACATATACACTTATACGTTTTCTATGAATCCAAGAAATGTCGACCCATCCGGGAGTTTAGACTTCACAAATATAAAAAATAATCGAACTACAATTGACTTTCAAATGAATCCTTATTTTGGAACGGATGAATCATACACATGTCATATATATTACACGGCGTATAAGACGCTCACATTTGAAAATGGCTACCTCGAACATAGAACCGAACCCATATCGTATTCTCCAAGTTTAGGAGAACAGGGTATGAGTGAAATTGATCGTATTATATACGAAGAATCACTTACCGAATAATTTATCTTTGTTTTCTTTTATGTAATTAATTATCCCATTTTTAATACACCATTTGATGAAATTGAGTTGCGCGAGCGTCGTATTGATTTCATCAGTTGTACCTGGGACACTATATGATATTTTGTCTGATCGACAAAATGGATCAAATAGTTTCTTGCTATATCCATCAAGGGTAGATTTATATGCGCAGTGCACACTGAAAATCTTACCGTCATTTGTTTTATACATCAAATTAGTTTTCTTAGAATAGTTCGTGATAAACCACTCCAAGTTTCGAAGTGAGATACCACCCGTTTTAGACAAAATTTGCATGAGCGTTTGTCCATTTTCGGGTGTACCATAAAATGAATCAATTGAATTTAATAGGATATCTGATTTCCTCATATTACATCATAAGCTTCAAATCTCTAAACTGGTTACTATTTGATGATTCACACGCGGGGCATCCAGCTTTATACATGGGAGGAAATGCATGATTATGTCTGATAATTGCACTCATGGTCACAGGGTCATGAAGTTTGGGTGTGGTAGCATGCGTTGCACAATAACCATCATGACTCGCTTTTCTAGTACACGGCTCACCACCCTTCTTAATACCCATACAATAACCACCGGGATTAGGTAAATCTCTCAATAGAAGTTTCAGTGGTATGTTATGAATGTTTGACACCGACCGCGCGTATAAAAGCATTCTTTCATGACATACCCGTTCCACCTCATCTTCAAATACCCTGGCTAGATTCTCAGATATCTTCATCCTTAGTATAATAACGCATCTAGTTTTTAAATGGTAATTCTTCGACAGGAGTCTCTTTCGCCTTTCTTGGTCTTCTTTTTGGTTTGATTTTAGTGAGGAGTTCACCAAATATCTCTTCTTTTGGATCTTCAAACAACGGCTCGATGAGGTCACATACGGGGTTTATAAACTTATTCATGAAGTAGTATTCGTAGTCAATAGGGATATCATGCTCTTTCGCATATTTAGGATCTTCAGATTTTTCAAAAGCTTTTGCTTTCGGGTCATCAGTCTTCACGAGAACGTACGGAACTCGGTCACCAGATTGAGGCTCCGACCCAGGTTGGCGTTCTCTCATTTTTCTCACAACTTGTACGTGTGCCTGGTTGATATCCTTGATATCTGGGCTATTTATAGATACATTCTGACCCTTTACTTTGTATGAATCAGAAAGACCCTGTGAAAGTGTGAGCTTTTCAATGGGTACGTCTCCTTCAATCAGTTCAATCGCACGTTGCAAAGCCAGAGCTCTCGGAGCTTCTGTGTCATTACTCTCGAGTACGACATCAAGAAGTTCTTTACAAACTTCCCGTACATGCGCCGTGTTATCACGTCTCACGAGCTGAAGACCCTTCACATCAATATAATCCATGTTCATCTTTCCATCCTTACCTTGCGTCCATAACTTTGCGGCGTATCGTTTTTTAGAATAGAGGAAATATGGCCAATACACTTTTTCCAATTCGAGATTGTTAGGTTTCTTGAAAAGTGCGCTACACTCTTCAGCGGCGCGTTCACCAATTTCCCAACTATATTCGACGGCTTCGATGCCTTTACGGTCACCTACATCAAATTCAACCATTACTGAGTCAGTATCACCGTATCTCACTTTCGCACCCGGAAAGTTCTTTTCCACGTACTCCTTTGTTTCATCAATCATACTCCGACCTTTTGTTGTTACCGTAGACGCGATGTTTACACATGGGAGCATTCCCTTCGATGCACCGGTAAATCCATACACGGAGTTCATACTGATTTTGTAAGCTAATTGCTTACCATTATACATCGCTTTGAGTGCACCCGTAGATAGCGCCATGTCTTTCTTCGCTTGCTTTCTGAATTGTTTCAATTCAAGCAGAATGCTCGGTAACAACGTAGGAACACCTTGTGCAAATTTGCATAAACGCTTTGTCGGTGGTTGCCCCTCAACTTTACTCGGTACAGGAATCTCAAATGTCTCATACTCCACACCCGGTACATTTTCATATTTGGGATCCATAACAAGACTCGAATAACACAAGTTATGCGCCATCATGATAGAAGGGTACAGACCTTCGAAATCAAGGGCTGTGATTGGGGTATAATATGCACCTTTTTGTGCATCAAGCACAGTCGCACCTTCATATCCTTGGTCACCCATCTGACCATATTGAATCGTGGGTACCATAAATCCCATCTCTCGCGCCTTCTTTGTGAGTTGACTAAACACCTTGATTTGCTGTCCTCGCTCAACGAGATAACACAACGGAGTCCAAGTTGCTTTCGCCATTTCCAATAGATTTACAAGAATACACAATTTAGACAAGAGTCTATGAGGAAGTAACGTATCCTTAATACAATACTCCGCAACTTCCCGTAGTTTCACCGGATCGCCTTCTTTGTAGCGAGCAAACATCTCTTTCGCTGGCATATCAATCTTATTGTCACCAAGGTACAATTTAGATACATTGTCGAGTTTATATGAATCGAGTTTGTAGCCTTTCTTCACTTCGTGAAACAAATCAAATATAAATCGACCGGGCATACTCACGAGTTTCAGGTCATTATCACCCAATGCACTCGAAGAGAGTTTCTTCAGGGTAAGTTCACAATTATGTCCACGGAGTTTACTCAATTGGAAAAATTTAAGGTCGCACCGAGTGATGATGGCGCGTTTCATCAAATACTCCAAATCAAACCCAAATATGTTCCAGCCGGTGATAATGTCGACATCATTAGCATGTAAATATTCACGGAACGCCATTAACATTTCACGCTCGGTATCATATGATAGAATAGTAGAACCTTCTAAATCGGGATCCGTCTTTTTGTAACATAAACACGTCTTATCGTAAGGTTCGTCACTACCAAATTTACAAAGTGAAATTGCAATTTGAAAACACGCATCACCGTCAATATCCGCATCCGGAAATTTACCAGTAGAACTATTACATTCAATATCCACAGATGCAACCACAAAAGGTGCCGTCTCTGGATTTTCCACGGGTTTTAAATCCCGCCAATTCTTACATTCGATGTCGATGTCAACGTGTGCGTTATATGCAGTCGTACACGTGTCACCTGTATCAAGCCACCCAGTTGACTGAATACCAGTTCGATGCATAAGACGAAGTACCGGATCCAGATTAGATTCGTACATTTTCATGCGAATACTTTCATCTGGGAGTGGTCGTCGAAGACGCCCGGCAACCATACGCCGCGAAGCAAGGTTTCTGAAAAATAACTGAAGGTACGGAAATTGCTCGTTATTTTGAAAACCCCAAACGTCTTTACGGTGAATTGTATTGTAACTCACGAGACAACCAGGACACGCCCTTTCAATTTTATTGTATATGATTTGCACCTTCTGTTGTGTTATGTTACGTGGTAACTTTATAAAAAAGTAAGGCGTAAATGCCGTCGTTACACAGACAGACTTACCCTCGCTCGTTTTACCGAAGATACTCACCAAGTACTCATCATCAGTATCTTTGGTCTCCCAGGTGAGCGCTTGAAAGACAACCATACTTCGTTATGCACCTAAAATTTTAATATCATTTAATAATAATTATGTCAGCTGCACTTGTCGATCTTGTATCAGTCGGAGCTCAGGATGCCTACATCACTGGCGAACCCCAAGTCAGTTTCTGGCGCCAAAACTACAAGCGCTACACAAACTTTGCTCTCAAGCCAGAGCGCATGGATTACATCGGTACTTTCACGGGCGGCTCGGAAGTCGTCGTACCAATTCGCTCCAAGGGTGACCTTTTGAGCTATATATGGGTAGAACACCCAAACATTTCCAATGTTGGCGTGAACACAGATGGTCTCTTTTCTGCGGGTGATACTGGTGTCACCGAATTCAGTCTTCACATCGGTGGACAAGAAGTTTGTAAATTCGATTCATTGTACGTGCAAGGTGTTCACAATGTTGTGTACCGTGATACACAAGCTAAAGCGACCTGCTCAGTGACTTCCGAGACTGTCGCCGACAATGCGAAGGGTGTCGCCGGTACCGCGTCCGATTATTACATGGTTCCATTCTTTTTCAGTGAAGATTGGACCAAGTCTCTTCCATTAGTGGCATTGCAATACCACGAAGTTGAATTGAGAATCAAGTGCCGTTCTGGTCTCGGTAACTTGGGTGCGAGCCCAAAGATATATGGCATGTACGCGTACTTGGACACCGCCGAGCGAGAACATTTCACGTCCCAAGAACATGAAATCCTTATGACCCAAGTCCAATATCAACCAATGACGAAGACCGACACGTCGATTGATTTGACCTATTTCAACCATCCAGTCAAGGCGCTTCACTTGACGACCTCAAATGTGTCTGGCACTGGATGGGCGAGTGATTATAGTTTCGATACCGCGTCCCTCTACATTAACGGTCTCGCCCTATTCGAAAATGGTTCGAACACGTTCCACCACAACGTTGTTCATGAAATGCACACCACGGCACTCGCGCCATCATCGCTCGATGCGATTCCATTGTTTACATGGCCATTCTGTCTGACCATGAACCGTTCTCAACCAAGTGGCTCGCTGAACTTCTCCCGAATTGATAACGCGAAACTTACCATTCACACCCCAAGCTCCAGCGCCAATGATGGTTTGTATAGAGTGTACGCCGTAAATTACAATATTTTGAGAGTAAAGGATGGCATGGCTGGTATTGCATTTTCGAACTAAATTATTTCCCAGAAGACCCAAAACCACGGGTTCCTCGCTGCGTTTCCCTAAGTTCCTGCACTTCTTCGATGAGAGGCGTTTCACATCTCTCCAAAATCATTTGTGCAATTCTATTTCCCTTCTTAATGACGAACGGCTCACTCCCGTGATTAAGTAGGATGACTTTCAACTCACCCGTAAAATCGGGATCGATGACACCCGCACCAGTTTGAATACCGTATTTGAGTGTCAAACCAGATCTAGGTGCAATGCGTCCATATACACCAGGTGGTAAGTGCGCACATACACCCGTACTCACAAAAGCACGTTCGAGTGGTGGGACTATCACCTCTTCCATGCTATACAAATCATACCCAACTGACCCAGGTGAAGTCCTCGTAGGAATGATCGCATCTTCGTGTAGCTTCTTAATTTGAAGACTCATGAATTACATTCGGGTATAATCTTTATCCGAGTATATATAAATGATTCCACTCATCATAGCACTCGGTACAGCTGCAATCGTATATACATTCACAGGAGAAAACCTCGTGTCTTCATCAGAAGCTAAGAAAATGATTAAAAGTGGTAAGATAAAGAAAGTCATAGATGTACGAACGTCCACCGAATATAGACTAGGACATTATCCAAGAGCATTGCATTTACCAGTCACTAAAATGAATGAAAAAACAACGGATGAACTTCCAAAAAAAGGATTACTCGTCTATTGCAACACCGGGCAAAGAGCCAGAATTGCAGCAGAGAAATTAGAGGCGTTAGGTTTTGAAGATGTGTATTATATCGCCGGTCACTATTCTAGTATCATGTAACATTCGAAGGATTGCTAATCCCAAAAACTGGTACAACTTCTAAAGTGGTGACTCATCGCTTCGGAAGCTATCACATAACGTGTGATACTAGAATTTGGATCCCATTTAGGAGGGCAATGCACATCATGTGGCGAAAACGTATGCCACACGAATGGAGTCGGGTCACCAACGATTTCTTTGTCGTCCTTTTTGAACATGGTACCTTGTTTAAATCTATCTAAATACATTACACCACAATTAAAAGATACCCCTTCTTTTTTCAAATCACCATGTGAATGCCATCCGGGATATAAATTATTATCCACACCCGGTCTTTCAATATATGCCCAAGCTCTGACATAATCTGGTTTTTTATCACATGAGTCAATGAATGCATTCTTTACATCTTCCCAATGTTTAGATTTGTGTTCAAATAAAATTGGTATGGTTTGTATTCCAGCGGTATCCTCCCATTGACCACATTCCATTAAGGTTTTTTCTATGTCATTAATCAAATCATCCCTGTGTTTAGTGAGTACATCTTTCCAATCATGGTGACTCATATACTATGAATTGCGCCTCGCTTTTAATAATCTTTCAAGACGCTCTTTTTCTTTACGAGGAAAAATGGTAAGTTGCATGACCTCACCATCCAAATAGACTTGCCCGTGATTTTTTAATCTATCACATTTCATAACTTGACCAACACGCACCAAGTTTACACGGACATTCCTTTCGTTCGCACATTTACTGTGACGCACTGCTAACATAGCAGCGTCTCGCTTTGTTTCCTTCGGTAATATATTTTCTTCACAGCACACGATCACATGAGAACCAGGTCCTCCGTCTACGTGTAACCACCACTCTTTAGGGTAACTCGACTCCGTAAGGTGATCATTTTCTTTTGCATCTTCACCCACCTTTATAGTGATACCATCAAGTGATGTGTATGACCTCATACGTGACTTAGAAGCTATGTTTTTATATCATTTATGGCTAGAACAACGACTACGACGAGAGAACAGACTTGGAACAAACATGATAATTATGTATTAAAAATGTTTATATGGCATCTATATAAGAAATTACAAATTATTGAATTATTATGCGCATATGCGTACATGCGTTTAATAGAGACTCGTTTCGTAGTTAAGAAACTGAAAAGGAGCGATCTGAAGTTTGTTCGATCTTATTGAAACTGATGTCACGGAGTTTACGAACCATTCGGTTCACGTGTTCTTGGGTGATAATAATACAATGTTCACAAATGATACGACCCTTGTATTCAACTAACAGGGGACCACCGGTACCGATACTCGCTCTCATGATTTCAAACATGATGCACTATAAATTGTCATTGTTTTGGTTAACTTAGGCAATAAAAATATATGTATTTATCATAGATATGAATAACAATAATAATTCAGTCGTCATAGAAACACCTAATTCACCACGTTCAGTTGTGATGACTCCACCTCGGTCTTTAAGAAGTAATAGTGCGAGTGTTATGACGAGACAAGGTCTAGACAATCTTAGGCGCATGCGTCGAACAATCATGTCTTTTTCTAACGCAGGTTTAATAGGTCGTCGTATTAATTTCAATAACAGTAACAGACCAAACGCATCAAATTACACCAAAAACGAAAAAAAGATGAAAAAGAATTCAGATCAAAACAAAAACACGAATAGGATTACATGGAAAAATAAAGATGTAAACAACTTCCCTATAGACCCAATAACTATAAACTCGTTTAAACCGGGTGACAAGGCTGTCAAAATAAAAAAACTTTATCTTTCACCAAATTCATTCCGTAAAATGGCGCGCATGTCCATGACGAATGCCATAAACACCAACGGAAACATGGTACTATTCGTAAACCCACTCACACGTGAAAATGTTAAGAAAAGTGATCTTAAATTCGTTGTGCTACAAAACAAAAAAACTAAAAAGTAAAGTACATTAAATGCACGTTGTTCTCCAGCCAAGTCCCGTGGTGTCACATAAATTGCGGGTTCTACTTCCAAACAAAAAGACCATTGATTTTGGTTCACACGAACAAATCGATTATACGGATCATAGAAATCCAGAACTCATGCGGGCACATCTTCTAAGGCATGGTGCTCAAATACCCAAGGATGTAAGAATAGAAACCGATCCTTATGAAATACACAAGGGCATGCTTTACGCGGACACCAGCACGGAAGAAAATTGGGACGATCCCTTTCGTGCAGGGTATTGGGAAAGGTGGGTGTTGTGGAGTTACCCATCCGTTGAACAGGCTAAGTTATGGATGACGATGCGCAAAGGCATTCTGTTTATGCCAACAGAAGAAATGATGTGGTTCTGTGATGACCGAAAAAGGTATTAGGCACCCGTCGAACCAAACCCACCCGAACCACGGTCGGTCTCATCGAGCGATTCAATCTCTCGCACATCTGGTGTTTCACATCTCTCTAACACGAGCTGCGCGATTCTATCACCCTTCTTAATCTCAAAGTGTTTGTCGCCTTGATTAAATAGAACAACCTTAATCTCACCTCGATAATCTGGATCCACGACTCCCGCACCCACTTGAATACCATGCTTCACTGCGAGACCCGAACGAGGTGCAACACGCCCGTATACATTCATTGGCAAAATAACTGCAACCCCCGTACCAACAAGAGCCCGTTGTGAAGGAGATACCACAACCTCATCGACGCTATATAAATCATATCCAACAGCACCACTAGAACCACGAGTTGGAATAGTAGCATCTTGAACAAGTCTTTTAACACAAAGTTCGGTCATTTATGTATAGGGGAACGTAATCTTTATCCCTATTTGAAAATACCAAATTTCCTTTTTGAAACAATTCGTTCAACATGTTCGCATGGAATTTCGCGTTCTAGAAATAGCCACAGATTGTGATTTTTACATTTTTCTATTATATGCTGCTTATACTTAGAATGTGGCTTGCATAATTTATTATTTGCGTACTCTCTGTTTAATTTTTCTAAAAGTTCTTCAATTTCTTGTATACTTTTTGTGCCGTCTAAGTATTTATAAATCTTAGTCACATTATCTGTAAAAAGATCTCTGTTAAAGTTTGGTGAACGACACTTTGAACTCTTGGATATAAAAGACTTGTATTTTGTCTCATATTTTTTTACCAATTTCAAAACTTCATCCTTTATATCGGAAGATTCTTCCAAGAATATTTCAGGTACATCCACAGCCTTATTTACATTTAAAAAACTTTGATAAACATCATCATTTGTGGCGTTAAATATCACGTCAACGATGCAAACTGCATCCAATGCCTGGACTCGATTCAAAACTTCCCGACGATGGTTTCCATCGTAGCAAACAAGTCCCTCATCTTTGAGTTCAGCAATATGAATAATACGAGGTATGTAACCTCCAGAATTGTAATAGTCACACATTTCTTGAATGCGCTCTTCATCGGGAAGTCTATTTCTAGACCACTTTTTACATAGCGGAGCAACATGTTTAAATTTTACATGATATCCGACGTGTGACCCACAGCGATAAATTTCGGTTGCAAAAGATTTAAATACATTTTCCATTTAAAAAACTTAATTATAAAGGGAGTGTAATCTTTATCTCGCATGAATATAAGATGTATACAGTAATACTCCTTTTCATTTTGTGGTTTTTTAGGTATGCAAACAGGTGTCCTTGCGACGGTTCATCTAAATCGTGTTACAGGACAGAATTTTATGGGTTTCAATATGGACATCTCTTCTTTTACACACTCCTGGGTGCACTTTATCCGGATAAGTTTTGGTTCTGGATAACACTCGGCATTGTATGGGAATTGTTTGAGTATTGGCTTTCCATGAATCCAAAACTCATACGTAAATTTGGAGGCTGTTTGTCTATACACGGAGACAAGGGTCCCATTTGGATGCGCCGGGTCTATGGAAATGAACGTAAACATGAAAATTTCATTGATCGCGCACTCGGTATACAAAACTCTACCGAACACACGTGGCACTATTCGGTGGGCGAAAATGTTACAAA